GCCGGACTGTGTGCGCCGCGAGAGAGCGGCCGCATCACCGTAAGGCAAGGCACCGAGGATGTTCTTAGTAGTCACATCAGCACCAAACGCTTCAGCCCGGATATCAGCACAAGCGTGATCACCGCCGACCATCATGACCAGCATTCGGAGATCGTCGCTTGTAAGCCTACTGCTGAACAAGTGAATTAGCGGGTACGGAGTGAGCACCCCGTAGGCTGGTTCCTCGTCCAACAAGGCTGCAGCTGATATAAAACCGTATCGCAACCGTACACGTGTTGCTATGACAACTGGCGCAGGAACAACACTCTTCAAACTTTGATTTAGCCCCTTAGAATAGCTGGAGGCAACCAACAGTGAGAGAGCATCAGCACCCGCGAGTGCCATAGCTTCACGCTCTACGTCAGAGACATGGTTTTCTATGAAAGCACGTGAAGCGTGCGTAGCCCATTGAGGGCTGATCGGGATCTGGTCAGGAGTAACCCTGGTGATCCTATATGACGTTATTGGGGACGCAGCATTGAATACTGGCGCCCCCTCGAGTGCAGCGGAGCCCGATAAGAGATTGACAAGCGCCCGCTTCCCTAACCCACGCGTGTACCGCAGAGATCCACCCAGCAACCGAGCAATGGGAGTACACCCGGACCGGTTAATGACAGTTCTGACACTGGCAACCATGGAGACGAGGGCGTCTTGAGGGTCGAGTACGTCACCGGTGACCCAATTGCCGCTCACTAAGCCGCTAACTCCTCTCGCAAGGTATCCGTATGCCGCCTTCTGTCCGATGGCGATCCTTAAAAACTCTGCGCCAACATAACCGATACTCTGCTTAGTGCGGTTCATCCGACACCCGTACTCAGCTGTGCGTAGCATAATGTACTCGCAATCAGACAGAGTGTGTGCCCGGATGTAGACGTCGTCACCGGCATGCAAGGATATAAGCTTACCATAACGCTCGCTGCCAAGAGCCGCACGTATGTACGCCGCATTGAGAACCGAGTTGATGAACGTGGTTCCGCGATGACCGGACATCAGGGTGCCCTCGACTCGTTGTGGTTTTCCATCAATCGTCATGTACATGGAATCGAAACTACTCACGAGACGTGACGTGTACCATTCAGGGGCGCGAACAATGCTGCACAACTCCTCAAACACCATCTTCATTGTCTTGGTTGAATGGTGCGAATTGAAGTCATCGTAGTCCAACATTAAGTTTACGCCACCGCCGACCTGGGCATTCCTGATCCGACGCGTGATGCCAAGATGACCGCCCGCCCCAGGGTCTAGTATCACACGGTCGTTACGCCAAGCTTTCTCCACAGCACTTAAAATCCACGAGAATGCAAAGTACGAGGCGGTATCACAAGCAAATATAGCCCGCTGCTTTCCATTTTCGAGTTTTATGGACTGCGAAACAGACGTCACACCATTCCAGGCACTAACCGGCTCAGCCACAATAGCTTCAGAAGCCATCCGCCGGTAAACACGATCGTGCGTAGACCCCCACGAATGATGGTCGATGCCCAAACCATCTGATGAGCGGCGCGTCTGGGAGCCGTTGACACACCAGAGCCACCTACTCGACCACCAGCTCTCTAGATCTGGGAGCGCACAGTCACGATCGACGAGCTCGGACGTGAGGATAGCACGGATGTGCTCACGGAGCCCTTCATCCCCAGGAATGACCTTGGCGGCCACCGCTGTAGCATCACACCGGTAGCGTGCCTCCGCTGCGAGATCAAGCCCCTTAACACCACGGCCCTGTAGCACATCACACTCAACAAGCGCCGAACCCAGACGGCTAATGTTGCCACCGACAGCCTTCAACGTGACGGAAACATTCTTTGCAATGACTGGGTTAAGAGTGTAATAAGTAGCGATGTCCCACGCGACGCCGCCGAGCGTGTGTTGGAGAGCAAACCCGTAGACAAGCAGGTTAATGAGTTGATCCTCGGTGAGCTTGCCGGCTGTGAGGGCGACTATGCCCGTGAGCACGCGGAGGTGACCCATGCGGATTAGAGAGTCACACAGATCGACCAGTGAGATGTTGACTTTGTGAGTAGCACCCGGATGCGGCTTAACTGGAAACCGGGCGCGCAACCATGAAACATCACGGAAGGCCTTTGACGGGGGATACGCCCATTGACACTACCGAACCACCCACCGTGCGCCTCCTTCGCACTAATCACATAAGAGAAAGGAACCCCCGCAGCCTGCCGGGCAATAGCGAGAATGTCACCATCGTCCAGCTGGACCTGTAAGGGGAAAGGCAATAGCAGTAGAGATACTGCGACAGGTAATAATCTATCAATCGACCGTAGAGAAGTCATACTGCCCTGCAATCTAACCAAATCGGCTACAAAGCTCACAGTACCGTAATCACCGACGACAGCAGAATGCACCCGGAGCAAGTTCAGGAAGTACCCCCCGACTTTTCCAAGGTCTGCAGCGCGGGCAGCAGCCTCGTCCATCAGTTGTCCGGCCCACTAGGCGGGGCAGCACCACTGGGGGCAACAATACCTGGCGGACTTGAATCATGAGCCTCAGAGCCTGACCCTGGCCCGCCTGCACCAGCCGGAGGTACGCCGGCTGGTATCGCCACCACACCACCGCCAGGCTGGTTTATACCAGGCCTGAGGGCGGCTGGCGCCTTGAGTGGCGCGTGGTGCGGTACAGGGAGCACCGCGGCACCACTTCGGACCCGTGTCGATTCTGAAGCCCCGTCAGCCCCACTTGCGTCACCATAAGCGTGACCGGTAACGGCACCGCTACCGAGGTCTGGGGTCGGCTGGATTTCGATCCTCCGGGCCTCGCGCATACGCGGAGCGCTCATGAGGATGGGCATTTCACCAACATCTGCCCGACCATAGACACCCATTCGAGCTGAAGCGGCAGCCAATTCGCGCGTGGCATGCGTCTTGGCGCGGCGGACCCCGAGACCGGGCGTGTTGCTCGGCCCGGACATTCGCCCTGTTGGGCGTCCCACCCGGATGGTGACCGTGCACGAAACAAATTCATGGGCGGCTGGGACGTGCTCGGGTTGGGGCACACAATCATCATCAAGCGTGGAGTGTCTGACATGCAAGCCAATGGTTCCTGTGAGATTCAGAAACTCACTCGGCGCCGGGAACGGTGATTGCCCGCGTTTCCAAAGGAAATCAGAAAGTGGTCGAGTGTTACTGACCCGATCACGAACGTCAGTGACAGTATCACACGGGCCAGGATGTACAATGGCTAAGGGATCGAGTTGACGGACGGTAACGCAACCGAGGCCGTTGCGTGGATTATCGACCCAGTGAGCCAAGAACCATGCTGTCCTAGCAGAACGCATAAGGACGTGGTATCCATTTGAGAATACGTCCCCGGGCCCCACGCTGACGATGTCTTCCCAGGCCGCTCGAGTAGCAGTGCTGTCTCTCCCTCCGTAACTCGCAAACCCCTCAGTCTCCGCGCTTGACCCGACAAACCCTGCGGGGATAAGGGACGTAGGTTCAACCCAAAACCACGGGGCGATCGAAGCGTGTCTGAGGTGACGTGACTCGACAGACATCATCGATCCTGCAGTACAAAAGAAGACACTGCCCAACCGCGTATCGCCGCGCGCACTGAACAATTCCCCGAGACCGCTGATGTACAGGTCCGCAAATCGTGACAGCCCGCTAATAAGTTGCCCGTGATTGCGGGCTGCCATGGCTGCGGTCCCCGTCACATGTGTACCGGCATGAACGGTCAACGCGTCACCGCCCGAACCAGAATAGAACGTCGGGAACCAACGACCGTCATACCGCTCACCCGGGTCGCAATGCGCGACAAGCCCCGCAGTGGCTAGCGCTATGCCATCCACGTATGCAGCTGTCTGCACTGCCATGTCTGCGCTGAGGGCCGGGATACCAACATAGTCAGCAAGCCCGTAGTGGATTCCACCGAAAGGTACACCGAACGAACCAGCCCGTAGAAGGTCGCGCATCACTCCGCCCTCATCAGTATGCGAGACAACGGTCAGTACTTTGTGTATTCCGCGTGTAAACGCGAGCGCAAACAATGGGCCCTGTCCGCTTGCGATCATGTTGGATCCGAGCACTCGTAGAGCGTCAACCAGGGCACGAGGCAAGCCGTCGCCCTCCACCTCAGGGATGATCGGCTGGCGAGTGATCGCATCGACCTCGAGGACATCAGTAGACACGCTCCCCCCCTCACCAGCAACCGCGTTCACAAGGACTGAAAACACATCACCGCGGACGTTCGAGTTGACCAACCGTGGAATGAAGACTGTAGTGACGAGCGAATTGACCGGCCCGTCGTGGGTGCCGAGAGCCTGTATATGCAAAGCCTCACCACCCCGTAAGTGAACCGAAGTCACGCCAGGGGTGGTCGAACATACAGCGAGGCACCGGGCCAATCGTTCAACGATGGCAGCAAGCGAAGTGTATTCGAAAGTGGCCGAGAAGTTTGAGTACTTCTTTGCCAACCCCACGAAATCTTCAGCGAGCGCTGCACCAGTATGATACGCGGCATCAACACGCTGGCCGCCACGTACTGGGGCCAGCGCATCTGTGATGGTCTTGAAGCGCCTACCCACTTCATAGTGGATAACAGCCTGGCGAGTATCAACACAACCACGGACCATAGCCTCTGTGACGACACCAGAAGTGTATCTGCGAAAGGTGGCAGTGTCCGTGAGATAACCCCCCCGAGGGCTTGCGATAACCGACGCGAGGAGTGAATTTCCCAACTGAGCTGGCTCAGCGGTAGTGAGTGGAGCGCCCCCGACGAGATCGTAATCTCGCGCGACGAGGACAACCGACTCAACCGAGTGCTCTTCTTTGACAGTGATGTGACAGATACGCCTCTTGTAGCCATCAACCTTGATCTCGTAAGACACCTTCTTGCGTACGAAGACATCCTTATCCTTGTAGGCATCGTAAAAAGCACCGACGGCCCATCCAGTTGGGTACCACCCGAGCGTGGTACACGCAGCGAGACGATGTTCCACTTTAACCAGTTCCAGATAACAAAATCCGGGCTGTGTGCTGGGCGGCAGTCGTGGTTCGTACTTGGACGACATCTTGATTCCGAAATTTAGGGTTGCTGGGGTAACAGATTAGAGATTTCCGTTGAGTACAAGTTGAAGGGGATCAACGGAACCCTCCTCCCTTGCAACTTATACCATCGTTCACTCCGGTACGCAGGGTAACCGCGGCTGCGAGCTAGACGACGTCACTCGTCGGGCAGGAAATCTAAGAGACCGAAGTCCCACGCCTTGACAAGCGGATGTCACACGCCTAGGCTGGCGTGAAAGGCGGGTAAGTCAAGGTTTACTGGCGCCTCCTATTTCGTGAAATGAAATCACATTCGTGCCGACCATGGGAATCGAACCCATATCATCTCTAGTCGGAAAAAAGCCGCTCTTTGGTTTTCAGGCCTCGGATACGGGGTGGCACCAGCCACACTTTCAGCGCGCAATGAACTCCCACTTAACGATAATCTTGTTACAATGACGAGGGGTCTTTCCCCGATGCCGTCTTATCTCCCCTATTTCACACAAACCAGAGCACGAAGGGTCCAGAGAGCATGAGCGGCAAGTGGTGGACCGCCAGAAATAAAAGAGAGACCTACCTTACAAATCTCTCAGCCATGCTATGGTGGTGTGGTCCCCTGTTGCTTTCACATGACTACCCAAATAGTGGGTAGATCGGAAGAGCACACGTCT